GGTATCAGATATTAGCCGGTTTGTGTTTTGTTTAGGTACGACCGCGTACTTAGATGACACATACGTTATGGATCCCCTGTTAGTTCGATGGTCTGACCAAGAAGACGCGACTGATTGGATACCTACTACCACAAATGTGGCTGGTAGCTTACGCTTATCTAGGGGTGGTGAGATTATAACGGGCGTGCAAGCTCGCCAAGAGATACTTATCTGGACAGACGCAGCGTTGTACGCACTACAACTACTAGGTTTAGAAGGTTGGGGCGCACAGTTAGTAGGTGAAAACGTGTCTATAGCCAGCCCAACCGCCGTTGCATACGCTAATGGTATGGCATTCTGGATGGGCAAGGACAAGTTCTATAGCTATGACGGTAACGTGAAACCCTTACCTTCTACCCTGCACAGGCACGTATTCGAGAACTTTGAGACTAGCCAATCACAACAAGTAGTTTCTGGCACCAACGAAGAGTTTAATGAGGTTTGGTGGTTTTATCCTAGCCTAGAATCCACAACCAATGACTTGTATGTGGTGTACAACTACTTAGAAAACTTATGGTACCACGGCACTATGGCGCGTACTGCGTGGGAAAATTCAGGTATTCGCAGCTTTCCATTAGCCGCTACGTACACTAAAAACCTTGTAGACCACGAAGCAGGGGTAGATGATAACGAAACTACCACTACAACGGCCATAGCTGCTTCTATTACGTCTTCTGAATTTGATTTGCAAGACGGACACCAATTTGCGTTCGTGTGGCGTATGTTGCCGGATATTACGTTCCAAGGGTCTACACAAGGCTCTCCTAGCGTAGATATGACGTTAAACCCGTTAGATAGCTCAGGTTCTGGGTACAACACCCCAACGTCAGAAGGTGGCAGTAACACAGGCACAATAGTGCAGGGGCCGACAATTACTGTAGAACCTTACACCACACACATAAACACGCGCTTGCGTGGTCGGCAAATGTCGTTAAAAGTCGAGTCTACGGACTTAGGAGTTAAGTGGCAGCTCGGGTACCCCCGTATTGATATGCGCCCAGACGGGAGACGATAATGGCTAACAACGTTAAGTTTAAAGCCCCGGCTCTGCCGATACCGCCTGCACAGTACAATCAGAGCCTGTATCAACGCACGTTTAGCATACTACGCTTGTATTTTAATCAGCTAGATGAGCACCTGCGCCAAGACCTAGGCGCTACTACAGTCAATGGCGCTATGACAGTTAACGCCGACTTGGCGTCTATTGTAAGCACTGATGCAGGGGCTGCTGCTGCACCCGTCTTTGAGTTATACCGTAACAGTGCTTCTCCTGCCGATGACGACCTTATAGGGCAAATACAATTCCAAGGCGAAAACGATGCCGATGAAAAGTACCTCTATGCGAGTATATCCGGCAAAATCAGCGACGCTACTAACAGTTCAGAAAATGGGGAGCTAGAGTTTAACGTTGGCGTAGGTGGTTCCATGCTGACGATAGCTACTATAGATCAACAGAGCGGCTTTGATACAGGTAGTTACGCTATAAGGGGGGGTTATTTTGTTATAGGGTCTGACAGCGTATACGCCCCCAACAACGTCATTAATGGCGGCCTTACAATAAACAACTTTGGTTCCTCTGATAACTTAGAGCTTGTAGACACTAACAGTAGTAATAGTGATTCTGATCCACGTTTATCGTTCTACAGAGACTCGTCTAGCCCTGCCGATAACGACCACGCAGGCCGAATAGAGTTCTACGCTAACAACGATGCAGATCAAAAAACTAATACGGCGGGTATTCTAAACAAAATTTTAGATGTTACTGACGGCACAGAAGATGGCGAGTTAACCTTTAGTGTTATGCAAGCTGGGACATCTAACATCCTACTTACACTAGACCCTGATGGCGTTACTGCTACTGGCGCTACTACAGTTAACGGCGCTTTGACAGTTAATAATGATGTAATGGAAGTCGTAAGCACTGATGCAGGTGCTACAGCAAAGCCTGTCCTGAAACTAACCAGAAACTCTAGCTCTCCTGCGGATAACGACGTGTTGGGTGCAGTAGAGTTTCATGGCGAAAATTCCGCAGGTGCAGATAAAGTATATGGGTCGATGGACTGCGTTATAGTAGACGAGGGTACTGGGGTTACTGACAACCTTGTAAAAGGGCAGATACGGTTTTCAACAGCGAAGGGTTCAAATACCGGCTTTAGCCAATTAGAGGAACCGTCGCTAACTATAGATTCTACTGGGATATACATAGGGAACGTAAACGCTACAGGCTCAACTACAGCTTTGCGAAGCCACTACCATTTATATACTCAACAGGGGTTTAAATCATTTAGTAGCTCAAAAACCTATAACACATTAGTGACGTTTGACGCACCGACAGCGGACAGATCAATAAAGATTCCTGACGTTGGAGGTACAGTTGTAGTTGCAGGTATGGCTGGAGGCGATATTAACGGTGGTGGGGGTGCAGGTAGCCCTAAAACGGCGTGGAGCCTTGCAGAGTTTCAAGCAAACCCTAACGTCCTTTACACGCATTACAACGCTTCTAATAGCAATGATTTAGTAGTAGCCGTCCCCTTTGCAGGGGTAGATATTGGCTCTGAAAAATACGGTAATCGTTATATATTTACCAATGTCTCGCCCGCAGGTTCAGAAATTGTAATCGACCTAGACGGATTTACTTATAGTGGCACACAATACTATGCAACCACTAAATATGATGGCGGGACTAACGCTATTATTACAAGCGCATCTAGTAACTTAGTAGTCGCTGCGGGGGGTACAATAGAGCTAATACCCGTCACAGGCGGTATATTTGTAGTCCAAGGTATAGGGTATTCGTAAATGACACTTGAAGAACAACTAGCACAAAACGATGCGTTATTAGGCCCGTTAGTATATAGTTACATGGATAAGATGCGTACGGTAAGAAATGGCTTGTTGCAGGAATGCGATATAACTCAACTGGCTGACGCACCTCTTACAGACGCTGAGAAAGCAGAGTGGGCTACCTATAGACAGGCTCTACGCGACATGCCGGTAACTAACGCGTCTGCAACCACATACGAAGAGATTATTTGGCCTGAAAAACCTTAACTAGGAGCGCAGCATGGAACTTGTAAACGGCACAAAAGAACAACGACCCCACCCAGAAATTATGATGGGCGCGTTAGAAAACGCAGGTATGGAAGATGAAGAGTCGTTAAAGAAGTTAATAGCCTATGCGGTACACCCTAAAATTACGCAAGTACAAGTTAACAACACTGTGTTTCTGTACTTCGCAAAAGAAAAGGGTGAGGAGTTAGAGGCAGTAGTTACTGTGTTTAACTTAGAAGCTGTGGATAACCTACCTGCTACCCTATTAAAATTCCTAGCTCGTGTACAGAAACGGGGTATTACGGCAGTAACTATTAGTACTATAGACCCTAACGTGTTTAGGGCGTTTGTTAAGGCACAGCCATTTTTAGACAAAAGTGGGGCCAAGGCGGGCATATGGCAGAGAAAAAATAAAAACAAGTTCTTAGGTAGAGTTATATTTGGCGAAGGTAAGGTAGGTAAAGTGTAATGGGGTTCTCTCTTTCCGACATTTTTAGTGGCTTTGAAGACGAGCTTAAAGATTTTGGTAGAAAATTTGACGACTACGTTTTTCATGGGGGTTTTGAAGACGACCTTTTTCATGGGGGGTTTGAAGACGAACTTAAAAGTGGCCTAAGTTGGGTAGACGACCAAATAATTAAACCTATCTACAGGTGGCAGAAAGGTTTTTTCCAAGCTATGGCGGACGACCCAGCTTACTCAGTAATATATATTGCTACAGCAATTTACGCCCCGCACTTACTACCTGTTGTAGTGGGAGCTAAAGCAAAGTCTGACGGCGCGGAATGGGGGGATGCAATTTATGCGGGCGGTATGGCATTTGCCACACAACAGATAGCCACAGCTCCAGTTCTTGAGTCCGTAGGTGCTAAGGTTGGTTCTGCGTTTACTTACGGGCTTGGCGGAGGCGCAACGGCTGCCGCAATTGGGGGGCTTATAGCAGACGGCACTGCATCGGGGCTAGCTGCTGGCGGAGTAGCTGTTGTTTCTGGGGAAAGTTTTGAGGACGGGTTTACTAGTGCTTTTATTGGTACTATTGTAAGCGCGGGTACTGCGAAGGTACTAGGGTACGTAGAGGATAAGTTACCCCAAGGGTTAAAATATAAAACCCAAGCTAGGAATGACGCTGGCCAGATAATAGATGCGAGCGGGAAAAGAGTATACGAATCCAAGGCTGGCACTGGGCCTAACGGTGCCGATGATATTACAAAATTAGTGTCGGATAATGGGGTAGTAAGAAAGGCCGCAGAAGTTTTTGAGACGTTCCCTCCCGTAGTACAAGATATGCTCTCTACTGCTATAACAGCCGAGTTGCAGGGCAGAGACGTAACACCTGAAATGATGTACTCGGTGGTGGCTAATACGTATCTTACTACCGAAGTTCTTGGTGGGGTCTTGTCTAAGATTCCCGGCGTGGACTTTAGCTCCGAATATGGGCAAAACTTCTTAATGTACCTTACTCCCGCAGTGCAACTAAGTGTTGTACAAGCAGCTTCTATGGGGCTGACTGAGCAAAGTGGGGCGTTAGCGATGCAGAACGTAATGGATGCCGTAGAATCGTACGGTGTGGACTCCATGTTTAGGGAATTGTTCGACTCGGTAGAAGACAACCTATTAGTGCAGGATTTACTGGGGGCAGTAGACACGCTTACAGGAAAAGCTGGCGTAGCCCAAGCCGCAGCGGATCAGGCGCAGCTAGACACTATAGCGTATGGCGAAGCTGTGTCAGAGCATAATTCACTGAACAACGAAGGATATGATAGGTACCAAGCCTACGCAGAGGAAAGAGAAAAGTATGAGGAAAATGGGGGTCTAGCCTTCGTAAACGCCGCCACCGCATGGCGAGAAGGTGGCCCTGCAACCCAAGGGTTTACTAGTTTTGAAGATTACTATAAGGCTGTAGCGCAGATAAACGGGTACCCATCTATAGCGCAGATAAAGGTTGGTAAGGCGGCGCTAGATGTCGCAGAGAGAGCGCTTGTAACTTTCAACAGAGAGAACGAGGATAGAATAGCAGAACTAAGCGAACTTATTGCGCAGCCCACATACACCACACTTACCCCCGAACAAGCGGAAACAACGGACGCCGCGAGACTTGAAACGATAACTAACCCAGAAGATGGTACTGAAACGTTCTTCCTACTAGAAAATGGGCAGCGGATAGTAGAAATACCGGGTGGTGACCTAACTACAGCTTTCCAAAATAGCTTTCAAGCGTTTCGAGAAGCTGAATCCCTTATGCTATTAGACTTCGATGACCTAGGAGATCAGATAATTGCGAACATTGTCCCAGAAGTACAACGGGATTTAGTACTCGCAACGACCCCCTTTTTCGATGAGGAGTACTACATAGAAAAGTACGGAGATCGGTTTGCAGATGAGATAAACGCGTTCGGAGATTTTACTACTGTAGGGGCTAAAGAAGGTAGGTTTGTAAGCCAAGGGCAAGCAGACGCGTTTGAAGGCCAAGCCAAAGAAATTTTTAGACTACAGGTAGCCGAAGGGTTATCCCCCGGTAACGGTATGGGGTATTTAGACTCCGTAAACAAGAACACCGCCGCCCGAGCAAAGTTTAACGCTGAAGTAGATAGACTGTGGCAAGAGAATTTCTTTGATGAGTTCGGCAACTTTGAAAGCTATAAGTTTGAGACTATCCAATTCGTAGACCCGCAAGGATATGCTACAGATAGCGCGTATTCAGATGTTCCGGTGTACGCCACCCTAACAGCCGAGGAAGCTGCGGTAGGTGATAGAGGTTGGGACAAAGTAATTAACGAAGATGGCTCCGAAACGTTCTTCCTACTGGAAGGCGGAGAAAGGGTAGTATCTGGGTACGATTCCGTACAGAATGACTTTGTGCGTAAACCACCCGAAGCATGGGAGGCTACGGTAGAGCTTGTCGCGGCGAACGTGGGCTTTTTTGACTCTATTCAAATACGTAAAGAAGATTTAGCTACGCAGTCTCTTGATAACTTTAGCTCCGCCGAGCTGGCCAATATACTATCTAGTGGCGGCGTTGCCTATGGGGCAAGCGGGAAATTAGAGTTTATAAATATAACTGCGGATGGGGACGACAAGTTTTCTATGTTCGACCCAGTTACAGGCGAGTCTAATTACCTAGTAAACGGCATTAGTTTTGACTACTTAAAAGAAAATGATACTAAGTCTTACGTAGAACTTACGCACACTGCTTATAATGCGTTTAGCGAAAGGATAGGTGTTAGCGCCGATGCTTACAATGCAGATAGGTTAGCAGCCGTTGAACTGGAACAGATGGTATCCAATGGGGTTATAGACTACAGCCAAGCCATTGCCCTAAGTTACATGGGTATCCAAAAGAAAATCCATAGCGTTATTGCAGAGGGGATGTATGACACTGGCGAGTTTCTCATTGACGGGACTATAGCTCAGTTTGACCCAGACAACCCTTACGGATTACTAGACTGGAGTAACGAAGGAGTCACTGCAAAGTTTGATATGTGGAGCGAGGCTATAAATAACCTCGAGAAAACGACAAAAGCACTACCTCAAGATACTGTACAAGCGGGCAAAACTACTGGCGCACTAGCGTTGCAAGGCGTAGCTGACCTAGGCCAGTCATACCTAAGTATGGCACGTTTTATAGGTAATAACCCAGCAGACCTACCTGCCCACCAATTTTTAGAAGAAATGATAGGTCTTGGGGAAAGTTGGAAGAGCGAAGAATGGAAAGCTAGCGCGGCTAACCTATCTGCTAACTTAGCAGAAAGAGGTGTAGACGACCCTAATACCCCAGAAAACGAAGCCGTATGGGGGACTATGCAGGTTATGGGGGGCGCGTTCGAGGAAAACCCTATGGCGTTTTTAGGGGAGGTGATATTTAAAGAAGGTATTCAAGAGATAATCCCACTTATTGTTGGTGGCGGTTTTGGCTACGTAGCAGCTAGGGGCGGCGCGAGGGTATTAGGTACGGCAGTAAGTGAAAAGTTCGCGCTAAACATGGGTTTTCTTGCGTCTACTGCCCTTGATATTGCCGAAAGTGCTGGCGGTACAGCCGAAGGCGCTTACCAAGAAGCCTACGATGTAATACGCAACTCTTTAACAGCAAAAAACTCTGAGACTGGCTACTCCGCAAGACAAATAAATATGATAGCTGAGCGGTACGCTCAAGACATAGCGGTTAGTAATGGTGTGTACGCTGCTATGGTAACCGGCGCTATGATGTTCGCCGGGGGTGCCGCACTAGATAAACAAGTTTTCGGTACTTTTGGGTCTAAAAACATAAACGAAGAAGCATTTAGAACTTGGGGTACAAGGCTAAACGCAGCTTTTGCAACATCGGGTAAGGAATCTATAACAGAGTTCGCGGAAGAATTTACTATAAATGACCATATGGAAGGTATGTTGTACGAGTGGGACGACACCCGTAATATAACAGGTAACAACTGGTTTGCAGGTAGTATGGGTGCCATTATAGCTGGCCCTGTTACCGGTACTATGGCTGCCTTTATGCAGCCTAACCCTGAAGCTGCTGCTACTGGTTTTACAATCCCAGATTATGCAACTGCTACGGGTAAACAACAGTTCGCCTCTACAGG